CGCTGTTGAAAATGCCGAGACTTGGTTCGGTAAGAAGCTCAGTGAGAAGGTTGTCGATGGTGCATACACTTCCAGTATCGCGGATGGACAGATTACAGGGGAACGCATTGAGGTTATGAAGGTTTTCAATGCCGAGCAGGAGGAGATGGATTTTGAGAATGTTCAATCTGGAAAGTCTTGTGATGTCATTCTCGAGTTTGCGGGTCTCTGGTTTGCCAAGAAATCTTTCGGATCTTCATGGAATGTTGTCCAGGTCAGGGTTCACCCAGACCCAATTCTTGACACTTACCCAGACGGATTTGCTTTTGTTGATGATGAACAGTAAAAAAAATTGTTAACCTAATATAAAACATGATGAAGAAGGGTCGTACCCAAAACTTACTTATGGTCCTCGCCGTTGTCGCACTGGTCTATGTTCTCTTTACTCTTAACAACAAGTCCGAGTATTCTATTAAGGAGCGTGAGTTCGCCGCTGTCGGTGCTGGTCCCTCCGCTGGACCCACCGCCGCGCCCGTTGCCAACGGTGGCTGTGGTATGGAGAATGGTGTTGGTCTCGCCTCTTCTCTCCTCCCCCGTGAGGTAGCGTCCCAGGAGGACTTCGGTGAGTTCGCTCCCGAAGATATCCTCGCTGGTCAGAACTTCCTTGAACCCCGTGCTCAGATTGGTTTCCCCGAGACTGTTGGTGGTGCCCTAAGGAACGCTAACCAGCAGATCCGCGCTGAGCCCCCTAACAACAAGGATCCTTTCGTTTGGAACAACTCCACCATTGTCCCTGATACTATGATGCGCCCTCTCAACTAAGAGCGCTTAAAGATTAGATTTTAGAATTATATAATAAATATGTCAGTACCAAGTGAACTTTCTGAGAGCGTCTCCAAGCTTGTAGATCTCACAAAACAACTTTCTGAAGCAAAATCTGATATCAAAATCCTAAATCAAGAGGAAAAGAGACTGAAGGAGTCTGTGAAGAAGCATATGATTTCTCAGGGTATCGATACCATTAACCTCAGGAAGGGGAAGATTAGCATTCGTAAGAGTGTCCGAAAGTCTGGAATCAATAAGGATGCTATCAAGGATGGACTTCTTAAATTTTTCGGTGGAGATGAAGCCAAAGTAGAGGGTGCTTTAAACGCCATCCAGGATGGTCTAAAGACCAAAGAGTCCACTTCTATTTCGTTAACCGGTATAAAAGATAAACCTCCTAAAGAAGATAAGTAATAACCATGGTTTGGAGCCAATACGTATACGAAGCTACCGCTTACAACGATGTTGTCGGTGGTAGTGACGACGACGAATACAACGACGACACTCCTCTTAATATTGAAGACTGGGAAGTCCAATATTCAGATGAACTACGATACATGTGGAATATGATTGACACATTGACATACGATGCTCAAATGAATCACTCAGGGAAGTTTTGTGATTTTGTAGAGTTTTGTTCTACAGAGCATATGCCTCACCCAGAACGCACTATTTGGGAATACGAAGAACAGACCGGGTGGTATGAAGAGAGACTTTCCCACATTTGGAGAAATCTCAGGCGTGCTATTAATGAAAATGGTCTTCATGAAGAAATGATGAGAGGTGCTACGTTTAATAACTTTACTCATTTCGTCAAAAATTATATGCATATATATTAAATGTTCCTCCCCGATATCACCTCGCAAAAAGTTGCCCTCCCCGCCGCCCTTTTTTTGGCTCTAAGCCCCGGTATTCTCGTGACTACCGCGGGCAAAAACGTGAAGTTTATGAACGGCAAGACCAATCAGATGACCGTTATGTTTCACGCGCTCGTGTTCTTCCTTGTGTTCAGCCTCGTTGCTCGCGCGATGGGTCTCGTGCTCACCAAGACCGATCTTCTCGTGACCACCGCTCTCTTCATCGCCCTCTCCCCAGGTCTTCTTCTTACCCTCCCCCCTGGCTCGGGCGGTGTCTTCCAGTCGGGACAGACCAGCATCCCTGCCGCTGTGACTCACGCGGTTGTGTTCGCTGTGGTGTTCGCGTTACTTCGCAAGCAATTTCCTCAGTTCTACTAAGTAGGAGAATGAAGTACCTTGTTTTAGGTCCCGCTTCAATGGGAATATTCTCAATGATTGGAGTCTTAAAAGGACTTGAATCTAAATTAGTAGATGTGAAGGAGATTTCCGGATCATCAGCTGGTTCAATTATAGCTTTATTTTTAGCATTGGGGGTATCTATCGATGAAATACTAAATATCTCACTCACATTCAATATCCCCGAATTTGTTAAAATACGTATAGGCTCCTTCTTTACCAAATTTGGATTTGTTGATTTAGATCCTATACGTGACAAAATGGTCGAATTGTGTGGATGTGACCCTACATTTGAAGAATTAGATATGAAAATATACATTTCAGCGTACTGTTTAAATACTTCAACAACGGAGTATTTTTCACGTGATACTCACCCTAAAATGAAAGTAATTGACGCTGTGTGTATGAGTATGGCTATACCTCTTATATTTGCATGTGGTAAATATGAAGGTAAAACATACGTTGACGGTGGTACACAGGAAATATACCCCCTCTCACCATTTTTAGATAAAAAGCCATATGAAATTACATGTGTTAAATTAAAAATGGATAAGATTTACCAAGAAGAAATAAACACACCAAGACAGTTTGTAGAGTCCCTCGTTCGTGCAACTATTGTAAATAGACGTGAACATAATAAGGATGTAAACTTGATTGAAATTGACATCGGTGAAACTAATGTATTTGATTTCAATATGTCGTATGAAGATAAAATTAAACTATATAATTTAGGATATAAAACTATAAAATAATTCGTTACACTTTTTTGTTAACTTAATATATATAATGGATGCGTGTGATCCAAACGCGGATATAGCAAATCTCCGCCAGCTGATCAAAACGAACATCGGAGTAGATGTTAAGTTAACAAAAGATGAAATATGTCAGGCGTACGAGGATATCCAGGGAGGTAAGTTACCCTTACCCCCTTTAGTCATGAACTCCAGTCGTACTTATCTGGTGGATAAGAAGTCACCTTTAAAGCCAAATGATTATGAGTTACTCTTTGATTCTACCACAAAGCGCACAGACCTCAAAAGGATTGCGCGTAAGGTTGATCTTAAGAATGTTGATCAAATGACTAAAACTCAGATTGTTACCGCAATCGGTAAGCGTCTGCGTTACATGAAAGTACATGAACCTGTCAAGTTTGCCAGGAAGTCTCGTGTAACTGTTAACAAATACACAGCAGTGAATGCCAGTACCAACACAGCAGTGAACAATGTTAACAATACTAACTTAGTGAACAACGGTTTGAACGTCAATAGGAACAACGGTTTGAACACCAATAGGAACAACGGTTTGAACGTCAATAGGAACAACGGTTTGAACGTCAATAGGAACAACGGTTTGAACGTCAATAGGAACAACGGTTTGAACGTCAATAGGAACAACGGTTTGAACACCAATAGGAACAACGGATTCACGGAACGCGCACGGACAAATTTCAACAACAGCCCTCGTGCTTCCAATGGTGCCCGACCTAACGTGTTTAGGAGGAACACGACTCTTAACAACAAGAATGTGTTTAAACAGGGAAGAAAACCCGCCTTTTTAGGTGGTAATCAACGCGCTGTCCGCGAACCTATTGTTGCACAGGTGAGGAGAAATAACGCTCCAGTAAACGTTGGAGTGAACAAGAAGCCCAGTTTTCTTGGAGGTCTTTTTGGCAAAAAGAACTATATTCCCACCAAAAAGTTTAGTGGTGAGAAGAAGGGTTATGCTTTTAAAACCGGCAACAAGGGATTAGGCTACTATAAAAATAACGGCGGACCGGAACCCACTGTGGGTCCACCCCAGGGTCCAGCTTTACCTACCAAGAACAATCTTAAACCAGTCCCAACTACACTTCCAAATGGAGATTTAACCGTACAAAACGCAGTTGCAAAAATTAAACAGATGGGTCTCAGACGTGAGAAGAAGTTTTTAGAAAAGTTAGAACTTGGAGGGGTCGCGAAAAAGGTGGTAGTTGCTGAAGCCGGACAAGCATTAGAAGAGGAAAAAAGATTCCTCGCTTTCATAGATGGTCTTAAACTACTCCCAATAGAGAGTGAATACATCAAACAGCGTATGGCTGTAGATGATCTCCAACAACTAAGGGTTGAAGCTCAGATGAAGGCTGATGAAGGAGCTAACATAGAAAGGAGTAATGAGGAGAAGATGGCTATGTTTTTAGCAACTACTCAACTTAGCCAGGAAGACAAAAATGCTTTCTTAGCGAGAGCTCGAAGAGGTAACTCCAATGTTGATAATTTGATATTGGAAATTAAGAAATTGATATCCAATGAGGTTAATCGTGTTCTTAACAAGAAGAGACAGGAGTTTAAGAATCTTCTCAAAGATTACAACAAATTGAGTGATAAGGACAAGGAGGATCTTGTTAAATCGGTAAGTCAAAATACAACCACAAACTCTATGAAAAATATGGCTGAAAAACTAATTAAGAAGAGGATTGATGAGAAGAAAGCCATCATGGCTCAAAATCTTCTTTCATTTCTCACACCCCTCAAAATCAACCAAGCTAACAAAAATCAGTTTGTGAAGCGTTTCAAGAATGATGATGTTAACGTGAATACTCTAAAGAAGGAAGCCCTAAACCTGGAAAAGTCCCGGATGTCTGGAAACGTTGAGAATCTCCGTGTGAAGCTTAATACACGCTTGGGTGAGATAGGTCTCAATCAGGTAAACCAAAATGCAATTATGAAAAAGTTCCGCAACGGTAACCTAAATGTTGAAAAATTATTACAAGAGGCTAAGCAGTTGAAGGCTATGAGAAACGCGGAATCTGGTAACAAAGCTACACAGGAATACATTTCTTATTTGGGAACTCTCACCAATCTAACAAATGAAGATAGGAAAGAATTACTAAGAAATGGTAACTTAAACCGAAACAAGGCTCTCAACCTTTCTAAGAAGCGAGCCACTGAAAAGAAGGAAAATGACAAGAAAGACTTCATCGGATTCCTCGCTGAGTTGGGTCTTACTAATGAAAACCGAACCACCATGATTAACAAGTATAATGCAAATACAGTAAACGTTGAGGTTCTCAAAAAAGAAGCTATTGGACTTAGAAGCGGTAAGATTTCCGAGAAGAAGGCGAAGCTTTTGGCTCACATGAATACTCTCGGTGAAGTTCTCACTTCGGAAAATCGTGGAAAATTATTGAATCGTATTGAAAATACAAACCTTAATACTCTAAAGGCTAACGCCAATGGAATTGCCAAGAAACGAAAGGGTGAAAATGCTGCAAAGGAAAAGCGAGAATTAGAGGCTTACATAAATAGTTTAGGTCTTACTACAAACAATAAAATGAATATTTTGAATAAAAATCCTAACTTGACTGAAGGTAAGCGGTTGGCTAACAATAGAGTTCAAATGAAAATCAGGGAAAAGAGGAATAAGAATAAAATGGCTTTATCCATCTACCTCAATAAGTTGGGTCTCAAGAATACCGAGAAGAACCAATTTCTTACAATTATGAATAGTCCAAATGCAAATGTGAATAATATTAAGCGGAGGGCTAATGCATTCATTCAAAATAAGAAGACGCAAAAACAACGATCAAATCGGGAAGAATTTGAAGAATATCTTATGCAGATGAATCTCACTAACGAAGAGAGATTTCAATTCATAAATATAATCACACAGACTAACAATACTAATATAAGTTCTCTTAAGAGAAAAGCTAATACATACCTATCTGAAAGAATTAAGATTAGAAGAGATACGATGCGTCAAGAACTTGCTGCCTATATACAAGGTCTTACCAATCTGACTAACAAAAACAAGAATGACATTATGAGGGAGTTTAATAGTACTAAAACAAATGCGGGTATTCTCGGGGCTCGTGCAAATTCTATAGCTAAGCAGCGAAAGAATCAAAAGAAGACCACTGACGAAGGCGCCTTCCTGAACTTCCTCGACACTTTAACAAACCTAACCGCTAACAACAAAACTCAAATTAGTTCAAAATTAAACGGGTACTACACAGATTTTGAATCTCTTAAAAAGGCTGCTGTGGATTTATCTGTACAGAGAGCCAACGAAAAGCGCACTAAGATAAGGGAAGAACTCAAGGCATATGTGAACGAGATAGGTCTTACCAATAAGTACAAGGCTCGCATCATGAAGGCTCTTGATAATAAAGTAGCAAACCTCAATACTCTAAAGACTGAAGCTAATCGCATGAAAGATGAGATGGATGAAGAATCAAGAAGCGGAAAGCGTAAGAATCTTCTCAGACAATTAACACAATTCAACATTACCAATGAAAACAGATCGGAACTTATGAAACAATTTGGTAATACCAATAATTCCGCTATAATAAACCAAGCAAAGAGAGTTGAAGCTAATAGGAGGAGCACTAAACGTGACGAGCTGTCTTTATTCATGAGTGAGTTAGGTCTTGAGCAAAACGACAGAACTCTCATTTTAAAGAACTTTGATGCCAATCCCAAGAATACAACTCTTAGGAACAAGGCTACAAAGCTTAAGCAAACCATAAACGCAGAAGATCGCGCTAAGATTCGCCGCGAACTCAAGGAATATCTCAATACACTAAACCAATTGAATAAGTCTAATAAAAAGAGATTACTGTCCAACAATACGAGAACGTACAATAATATTAAAGCTGAAGCCAATCAGCTTCAAGAATCTAAAAGAAGTGCAAAGCGTGCTGCTAACACCAATGGTATTAAAAGAGCTATGAATGGTCTTGGTGAAGATGATCAACTTCTCATACTGAACAAGTGGGAGACTCAAAACGTGACTTTAGGTGATATTATAAAGAATGTTCAGGCTTTAAAGAAACAGAGAGCTACGGAGAAGAGGTCTGCAAATCGTCAAGAACTTCAGGATCATATGAATGGTTTGAGTATCAGTAACAGTAATAAACAGAAGATTATCAAGGCGTACGACAGTCAAAAGGCTAACGTAACAACATTGAAAAACCGAGCTACACAGCTTAATGGGGTAACAAAAAATAAGGAGAGGCAGCGTGCGGAACTTTCCAACTATATTGATGGTTTAGGAATCAATGGTGCTCAACTTCTCAAGAAGTTTAACGATGGTAGGTCAACCCTCAATAAACTCAAGACTGAAGCCAATAAAATGAGAACTGTGGCTAACGCAAGTCTCGTGAACTCTAAGAGAAATCAGTTACGTACCCACATGAAGAACACTCTTTTGGATGATAAGAATAAGAAGTCTTTCATTAATCGTGTAGCTGTGGACACGAATATGAACTCTCTAAAGGGTGAAGTTAACAATCTTAATACTCAATTGAAGACTCGCGATGAAACAGTAGCGGCTAAGAAGTCTGAAATCAGTGTGTATGTAAATACACTTAACGATCTTAGACCTGAGAACCGTAAGACATTCATAGCAAAGGTTGTGAATGCTAACACAAATGTTGATGTTCTCAAACGTGAGGCTGCTACCATGAATGGGGCTATTAAGGCTAGAAAGGTTGAAAAGGAGCGTCAGGGAGAGAAAGAAAAGGAGAAGGAGGAGAAGAAGAAGTATGAAGTTGACAAGGCACGCCTTGGTAATCACTTAATGAGGCTTAAGCATCTCACAAACCCGGAAATGAGAGATTACATGAAGAGTTTCAAAGAGAATGGTGCCAAGATTGAAAATGTAATTGCAACTTCAACAGCAAAGGATAAGGATAATGAGAAGGATAAGGAGACTCTTAGGTTCTACATCAGAAATGCTAAGATTCCACAACTCAAGAAGAATACCTATCTTAGAGCACTTCTTCAACCCCATGTGAACATAGCTGAAGTTAAGTCGGGTGTGAATATAGATAAAGAACGTGAGAGATTGGTGGGTGAGCAGTTGAGGGCTCAAGTTGCAAAGAAGATTCAGGCTTTAACGATGCTTACTCCCAATAATAGGGCTAAGCTTGTGAACAGTCTAAAAAATAAGCTTCCTGATGAGGTTCTGAAGGAGGCTCAGAAGCTCGATGCTGAGAAGAGGGGTGTTCGTAACAAGTCTACTAAGAATGTTGCAAACCAACTTAGTAAACTCACCGATATCACGAGAAACAACCGTGTTGCGTTAATGAAGCGTCTTCCAACCAATGGTCCTGAGAAGGTATTAGCCAATGCTAAGAAGCTCAATCAGGAAAGGAAGACTGCAGCTAAGCAGAAGGAGGAGAAGGGTGTTCGTAACAAGTCTACTAAGAATGTTGCAAACCAACTTCGTAAACTCACTGATATCACAAGAAACAACCGTGTTGCGTTAATGAAGCGTCTTCCAACCAATGGTCCTGAGAAGGTCTTAGCCAATGCTAAGAAGCTCAATCAGGAAAGGAAGACTGCAGCTAAGCAGAAGGAGGAGAAGAATAAGAGAAATACGGAGAGTGTAGGAAAAGCTGACCTCATAAGAAAGGGTGTTGAAGATAAGTTCCGTAGGATTAACGGTTTAACTAAGCAGGATGTAAAGGATTTCATGGAGAAATGGAATAAGACTAAGAATAAGAGGTTATTTGACGAAGCTCGTAAAATGGGTGCAAAGAAGGCTGAAGAAAATAACGATGCAGCCGCAGAAGCTTCCAGACTCTTTAATGCTGGAGGTAATGTCAAGAACCTCTCTCGTGGTAAGAATGATAGGGGTGTTGATAAGGAACTCCTTGAAACTGTGAGAAAGTTTGTTGGATTTGGTATAGGTGGTAAGAGACGCGAAGCATTCTTAGCCCGTGGTCGTGGTATGTCTAGTACAAAACCCCTAATTAAGGAAATTCAGGAACGTAAGCTATTGAGAAATAAGGTTATAGCTGATTTGCAACGCCGCAATGACGGTAAAATGAGAGCGCAATACATAGATCTACTTGAAGATGGTGACAAGGTATGGACTAATGTTAAACAAACTATTGATAGAGGGTTTAAGCGCCGTGCACAGGAGATGGAACAAAAGGAAGCTCAACAAAGGAAGGTTGAGGAACAAAAGAAGCTCGGAGAGGAGAGGGCTAAGAAGATGAAGGAAGGAAAAGCCAAGGGTGATTTGTCAAAGTCTCTCTCTACTCTCAAGGCTCTTAACAGGGCTAATAGAACAGAGTTCATCAAGAGGCTTAATAAGGGTAACACCGCGAGTGCCATTTTACGAAATGCTCGTAAGAGAAACTCTGAAAAGGGTTTAGCCGCATCCAAACCAATTAGTAATCCTATATTTGCACCAAAGAACAACAAGGTTCCAGCCACTAATAATCCATTGTTTACATTGAGTGAGAGAAAGCGTAATCAAGAAGAGGCAGCACGCCGTGGTGTATCTGTCAAGAAGGCTAAGAAGAATAGACAGATGAAGGAAAAGGGTGAGAGAGCCAAGATTAGGGGGGTCGAGGAAAAGAAAAAGGCTGCATTCAATAATGTTATGAAGAAGAGTAATGCCTACGTGGAAGCCAAGAAGAGGGAGGAGGTAGCCAGGAAGAAGGCTGAATCTGAAAGGGCTTTAGCCAAGTCTAAATCCAATATGGAAGCCCGGAAGAGATCCGAAGCTCAGGCTGTCCGTGGTGAGACGGAGAGGCGTCGTTTAGCAATGCTTGAAAGACAAAAGAAAAAGAATGCCAAGGCTGTATTACGAAAACAGAATAAGAAACTCGCCAAGGCTACTGGTCAAGGTGTAAAGGCAACTCAGAAAAAGCAACAAGCTACCCGTCGTAAATAGTTAAAGACTTAAAGCAATTTCTTATTAATGGGAAATTGTGATGTGTGTTGCGAAAAGTTCAACAAAATAAATCACAAAAAGGTTGATTGTCCCTTCTGTGATTTAGACTGTTGTCGGTCTTGTTCACAGAAATACCTTCTTTCTATAACAGATGACCCACATTGTATGGGATGTAAGAACATGTGGAATAGAGAGTTTGTTGATTCATTTTGCACAAAGTATTTCCGCAACACAGAACTTCGTCGTCACAGAGAAAATGTCCTATTTGAAAGGGAAAAGGTACAAATGCCTTCAACGCAACCGGAGGTTGAGAGGATTAAGGCTGTGAGAAAACTACACAAAGTTATAAACGTACAGAGAGGTAGACTAATAGAATTGTATAGAGTTTATAAAATATTTGGTACGGGACACCTCACTGTCATGAATGAAATACCTGAACCTGTACAGGAATTAAGGGCAGAGATGGAAGAAACATACAGAGAACTCTCGAGACTTCGTAATGGTGGTGATATTGTAGATGGCGATGAACCCAAAAAATTTATTCGTAAATGTCCAACTGAAGAATGTAAGGGTTTTATGAATGAAGATTGGTTCTGTGGTCTATGTGATAATCATTTTTGTGAACATTGTAATGAAAAGATTACTACTGATCATAAATGTGATCCAGATGCAGTTAAAACTATGGAACTTCTGAAGAAGGATACTAAACCATGTCCAAAATGTGGAACTATGATTCAGAAACTATCTGGGTGTAGGCAAATGTGGTGTCCGGATTGTCACACAGCTTTTGATTGGGTATCTGGAAAAATAGAAATGGGTAGAATCCATAATCCTCACTACGTGGAGTTTAGGAGGGAACGCATTTCTTCGAGAGAACATGGAGATATTCCATGTGGTGGAATACCAACATTTAGGGAACTTCGTGAGATGAATGCACCCGATAATATCATGCGATTCGCTAACACCTTGAACTTCCTTGATAGAGAGATCGTTTATCGTTATGGTGACCTATATGATCATGGTAACAGGTATCTTAGAGTAGGTTACATGCTTAATGAAATTAATGAACAATTTTTTAAAAAGGAAATACAGAGACGTGACAAACAGAGGGAGAGATTTAGAGATATAAACAACATTTATAGAATGGTTATAGATACAGGTGGAGATCTGTTACGACAGTATGCACTTGAACCAGAAAGATACACTGAAATTATAGACATCTGTAAAAAATTGATAGAATACGCCAATGGGGTTCTTGAAACTATACGTAAGCGATATACTTGTATTCATCCCCAAAATATTTATCTTCATTAATTATAAGATGATTTTGTTGCTGGTCATTATAATTTTGGTTTGGTTTCTCATTCCAAAATATAAGAAACCACAAGTGATACCTAATTTTATTTCAGATGAAGAGATTGATCATATCAAAAAGGAGGTTGAAAGTAAGTTTGAAGTATCTACTATTGATCAAAACAAGACAACTGATAAAACCATCAGAGATAGCGACACCGCGTGGTTAGATCTTGAAGATCCAGTAGTAAACGGAGTTGTTCAAAGATGTGCATCTTTGACTGATAGACCCATTGCTAACTGTGAAATGTTACAAGTAGTTCGTTATAGACCCGGTGGATTTTATCATCCTCACCAAGATGCCTTTCCAAAAGGTAACAAAAGAATGTATACCGTAATTCTCGCACTTAATGATGACTATGAAGAAGGTGAAACTGAGTTTCCAAATATCAAAAACAAATACAAGTTGAAGAAGGGTGATGCCCTCTTCTTTCACACATTAGACAACTACGAAATGATAAGTTCAAAGGCTTTACATGGAGGACTTCCAGTAAAATACGGAGAAAAGTGGATATGTAATGTATGGGTGCACAAATATCCTTATTTAGGTTAAATATTATATAACTTATAATATACTATGAAGTCTGTGGTATTCACATATGGTCGTTTCAATCCACCCCATAAGGGTCACCGACTCATGATTGAACAGGTCATAGAGACTGCTCGTAAATCAAATAAGACTCCCGTTGTTGTGGTCTCACACTCTACAGGTAACACTAAGAATCCCCTTCCCGTAGAGAACAAAATGAGAATTCTCAAGAGGTGGTTTCCAAATGTCACTATCGTGAGTTCTGCAAAGAATCGCAGTATAGCCAAGATCACTGAAAACTTCAACCAAAACTCAATTATGGTTGTTGGTGCTAATCGTCAAAATAGTTTCAAATTTCTTCCATTCAAGAAGGTTGCTGTGCCTCGTTCTAACACCGCACCCTCAGCCACCATGGCAAGGGCTGCAGCCGCTGCTGGTAACAAGAATGCATTCAAAAATATGACTGGTTACAATCTCACAAACAATTTGAGAAATAAGATTGTTAAAGCCAAAGTGAAAAAGTAAAGTAATGTTAGAGGGACACGAAGTTTTTGCTCTGGCTGAAGAAGTATACACACTCGGACCCGGGTATTCCGAGCGTGTATACCATAATGGTATGGAAGTTTTACTACGTAAAGCGGGTATTCCTTATGAAACTGAACGTATAGTTACAATTCCTTTCAAGGATCATGTAATTGGAAATTTAAGAATTGATATGATACTTAATAACGAAATCATATTAGAGTTTAAAACTATTAGAACTCTCAGTGATCAGAATGAGATTCAGGCTCGTAACTACTTGAATCTGACTGGCTTGAAGAAGGCGTATCTGATAAATTTTCCTCCGTTTCCGGGTCGTGATGTAGAGATTCGTTGTGTTGTATCCACACCATGAAGGGTAGAACCTTAGCTAATATTTTATAAAAGTCTTTGGTCTCGTCGTGATACTTTTTAGCATTGCGTAGACCGTCCGTTAGTAACTCTCGGGCTCTCTGTAGATGATATTCCGCCTCGTCTACACAGAACTTTTGGTATTCGTTCATTATATATTATTCACATCTAAACCTTTAAGTTTACAAAGTCTCTCTCTTAGCCTTAACCTGGTACACGGGTTTTGGTGAGGCATTCTTAGTGTTCATGGCGTTACTTAACCATGACTTTTTGTATTTAGCTAATTGAGTCTTAGTTGGGCTATGTATCAAGACATATTTAGTCGCTGCAGCCTTGTATGCATTGACAAATGGGCGTGGTATACCACCTGTATTGAGTGAGTTCATGACATACTTCTTCTCAAGATTGCGCACACGCTCCCTCTTCCACTTACTTACCAAACTCTTTTTAACATCATTCACATTCTTCTTGAAGGGAATACCTGTTTTGTTACCACCAGACATCTTAGCTATGCGACTACGCACTTCACGAATATCATTGTTGAGAGAAGGCATAACCTTATTGTATCTATCCATCCACCTCTTACCGTAAAGTTTAATAAGATCCTTACGGATAGAAGTATTATTCATACCCCTCTTTGTCATAACTTGTGTAGCCTTAACATTCTTCTTTTCTTGTGCCTTTTGTTGCCTTACAACCTTCTTTGGTGGGGGAGTAGGGGGCTTTGGCTTTGGGGCAATCATCATGTTACGAGCTTTCTCGATTTTCTTACAAAGAGTATCCTTGGTTTCTTTGGGAGTGATATCAATTTTCATAATCTTAGCAACCCTAATTAGATCCTCCTTAGTACCATAAGTCTTACATTTGGTTTTACCGAGCTTGAAGTCTTTGTTAGCACCGGAAAGTTTAACGTTTTTACCCTTGTTTTTAATGGTAGCGCTATTTTTATTGACGACAGTATTAATCTTCTTACAAAGATCTTCCTTTTTAGTACTCTTGGTGATACCCACAACACCTAATTTCTTAGCGAGATCAGTGAGTTGTTCTTTAGAGAAACGCATACATTGAATACCATTAATCTGAATATTGAAAACCGAATTGCGCTTTTTCTTTGGTTCAGTCTTAGTCTTTTTAACTGGGGTACGGGGTCCAATTTTCTTCTTAGGACCCCTCTTTTTAGGTGCACCCTTAGTGAGTTCCTTAGGAACCTGTCCGGTAATTTCAACATCACCATTGGTATTCATAAGCTTAATGAGAGCTATGGCATCATTGTAAGCAACGAGCATATCAGCTGGGCTTGGAGAACCAGAAATCTGAACATTTCCAGATTCAGAAAAGTTGTATTTATGTCCCTTGTAATTTACGTACATAAAGGGTGAAAGCTCGGGCTCATAGCTTAATTTAGTTACACCGGATGAAGCATACATTCTGGATTTGCCAGCAATAGAAGATAAAGCTTTAAAATTACCATTAAATCTAAATTGACCACTGAGATTGTTGTACTCAAAGGGGTTGTACAAATAAGCTTCCTTTTCGGTGTAGGTGTTAACGATGTAACGCCTTATGAGTTCAGGTTGATTTGCAATATTAGTACCGATAAAGCCACCAGAGAAGCGAATCTTACCATTCTTGTAAATGTTTACAGTACCACCCTTCGCTTCAGTGCCATTAGAAATGGTAACCTTTATCTGAACTGTGAAGAAGTTCTTTTTAATATCACCTTGCTTTCCATACTCACGTGTATGGGAGAAACCCTCCCTCATCGCACCAAACCTACCTATAATTTGTGTTGTATCCAGATAAAGACCCTCACCAATAGAGGTTCTTGCTTGAGGAACCTTCATAAGTATTTTTTTAAGATCAATGAGATCACCCTGTTGGGGGAACTCCTTATTTACTGTAGCGTTGAACATACCTGGATTTAACTTACTGAAAGCGAGTTGTAAGGGTTGAGTAACTGGAAATCTCCCTGCAATGTTAGTGGAGGGGGCTGGAATGGGTGGTTCAAACTCTCTGAGTACATTGTTAATCATTTTTTTGTTTTCATTTGGAAGTTTGTTATAGTTTGCGTTGCTATTCCAGTTTGAATCAACTGCGTCGGAAAATTCATTATAATTAGCATTACTCATCATGTTTTTTTCAAGGCGATTTGGGAACTCTTGCCTTTTTAACATATTAGCCTCAAGCTCTCTGGCGAAGTTGTTGTTATTGTTGCTGTTATATGACGCAACCGAACTTGCATTGGCAGAAGGACGTAACTCTACACCCGACTGTTTCACAAATTCTTTGAGCTGTTGGCTCATTATTACTAATTAGTAGTATTTTTTTTAGTAGTCGTCTGTGAAACCGAGGCTCTCGTCAACTACATCAAGACCGTAGACTACTGGCTGCCTTGGGTATGTACGACCATTGTATGTCACAACTTCCTCCCTGACCTCAATCTCTCTGGAGCTGAAAGGACCAGCATAGAAATCCTGTGTAAACTTGTGTCTTCCCAAGTTGTTTGCCTGACAATGTTGGTTGAACACCTGTACAAAGAGCTTCTGAGGGACAAAGAGATCCTTGTCGTACTTGATTAGAGTACTCTCCAAGAAGTTGTGGAGAGAGCTCGCCACCATCGCGACTTGCTTTTGAATCTTCTTGAAGTACTCTGGTACAACATTCCAGATATCCTTATTCCTGTACTTATTAGAGTAGTCAATATAAGCTCTCACACACTTGAGAAGAATAATAGGAAGTTCATTGTTCAGCTTCTCATCGAGTTGGGGATCTGCTTCCTTCACCTGCTTCGCAAAGTTCCACGTGAGAATACGACGAAGTACGGAGCCTGAGTTATCCTTCCAATTAGGAACTTCATTACCACCCAGCACACCTGGTGTCGTCCATTCAATAGACACAGCAGTCTTATTCTTCACAGCCACAGAGACATCTTCACCTGATACCATAGATTGGAACTCTGCCTGTTCAAGGGCGAGATCACCCTTCACCTCTGGTGCGATGAACATGAAAGTGTCTTTGATGGCGGAGAGACCGAACTTCTTCTCAATGTTGTTTGAGAGTGTTCCAACATCCTCATTCTCATAGAACTTCTTGAAAACCTTTGTAATTAAGGTGGACTTACCAGAACGAGCAATGCCCTTGTAGAATGGAATAACTTGCCATGCATCCAGCTCACCTACATCAAAGCAAAGACGCCCACCCATGACATATGCCCAGTCACACACATCATCGTCAAACTTTTGATACTTCAGAACTGAATCAAAAAAAGGTGTGGGAATATCTTGCCACTTCTCAACGTGTGAAAAGTCGTCAAATTGTTGATCGAAGTACTTGCATGCAATAATAGTGGGATCTAAGCATCTAAACTCAGCACTTTCATATGGGTAAAAGCGACAATCATACACCCCATGGTCGGGAAGCCACTCTTTACCAACAAATACACCATTCCTGAAACTCCAAACATGCCTACGTTTAGTAATCTCAGGGAATTGAGCATCCATGCATTTGTTCATATTGTCAACAACATCTCGGTAGACGTTACCGCGGCTCGTAAAGTTCTTCCACATGGCGAAGTCATCATCTTTTTGGGAAAGGGAGTAAACAAAGTTTTCAATGGTAAATTTGGGTTTCCATGCACGAGTTCTATGTCCCTCAATTGTTCGAATCTCTTCACAGCACTGTCCCTTGTATCGCCTATATCCGGACTTGTATGTTTGATCCAGTGAATACAAAAGGCATTTCTGATACGGAGTTGAACTTTCAACCTCTTCTTCATCCATCGTAGAGGGATCACCGGAAGTACTAAACTGTGGTAGGGCAGTTGGGTTATCTACACGTTCAAATGATGTGTAGTGACGACGGATATTTTCATATCCATCACTTAGCTGCTTCAATACGTTGTTTATCCTCCTTACAATAGTCATACCATCATCGTTAGGTTCTTTTTTGTGAATCTTCAAGTCTCTGGCATGATTTTTTAGATTAATTAGATAGGTTCGCTGCTTATCCCGGATACCCTTAATGGCAAGGACATCAATTTGACTTGGGTTTGGATTTCCAAATTCGTCAAAGTTGTCAGAATGAACAAATTGACGATAACCCAATTCACGGGCATTTCTAAAGTCGTTAGTCTTCAGATACCATGCATTTTCGAACCTATCCAAAATAGTATTGACCTGTTCTTCTTTCATTGACTGAATGTGTTCTTTCTGAAGTTCAACCAGTGCTTCAAACTTGTTTGGATCCTTATCAATGAAATGGGTATGTTCCATTTTATAATTTAATAAACTACGATTTTTCTTTCTAAGCCGATTTTGGGGGGTGCATTCGAGCAAGCATTTTAATTAGAATTTTATTTTGAGTCTCGAGTTGGAAACAAAGATTGACGAGGGCGGAGCACACAGTATCTCCATCTGGGGTGGCGAGGAGAGAAGTCATGAGACCTGCGAGGTCCATGTTATCCTCATCGTCATCATCGTCGTTAATTTCATACTCATCATCACTTAGGAGGACATCCTCCTCCTCCTCTGACATAATCTCACCCTCCTCGGTTTCCTCTATGGGTTCTTCCTGTTCAGGACGAGACGACATTTAATCTACACTGAGAAAAATCAAAATGAAATATGCCGCGATTTCCCGGAATTTTTTTCTCTGTGTATAGTACAACAACTCTCAAAATGGCCGGTGGTCTTATGCAACTCGTGGCTTATGGTGCCCAGGATGTCTATCTGACTGGCAACCCTAAGGTAACTTTCTTCCAGGCGGTTTACAAGCGCCACACTAACTTCGCGATGGAGAACATCGAGCAGACTGTCAACGGTACCCCCGCTTCGTCTGGTCGCGTCTCCGTCACTGTCGCCCGTAACGGTGATCTTGTCGGCGACATGTACGTCGAGCTTGAGTCCGGCGCGTCTAACTCCCGCACCGCCGACGGTGATGATGCTTGCTGGGTGGCTGAGCGTGCGATCGCCTCCGCTGAATTATCAATTGGCGGACAGCGCATTGACAAGACCTACCAGCGTTGGTGGAGGCTTTACTCCGAGCTCTACCTCGATGAGTCCAAGAAGGCTACCTGGGGTAAGATGACCACTGCCACCACTGGCAACACTGTCTATTTGCCCCTTGTTTTCTTCTTTAACCGCAATCCCGGACTTTTCCTCCCACTAATTGCTCTGCAGTACCACGAGGTGCGCATCGATTTCGATTTAACTACCGATTTCGGTGTCTATACCGCTAACACCTTCAAGGTTTACGCTAATTACGTCTACCTCGACACTGAGGAGCGTAGGCGATTTGCCCAGAAAGGTCACGAGTACCTCATTGAGCAGGTTCAGCACACTGGTTCTGATACCGTCACCGCGGGTACAACTTCCAACAAGCGCCTCTCTTTCAACCACCCCGTCAAGGAGCTCGTGTGGTGTTTCAACGACCCCGCGTCCGCGAACGCTGCCACCTCTCTTTGGAACTTCACCAAGTACCCCGCTGCTACCGACATTATCCTTGAGTCTGATGCCCAGGTTGAGGCTTCCGGTAACTGCTACGTGCCCATCACCCAGGGTACCGGTGTTCCCCTCCTTGCCTGTGGTGAGGACGGTTCCACCAAGAAGTTCACCGAGGAGGTCGCTGGTCCCCTCACCGACTTCAAGCTTGTCCTCAACGGTCAGGACAGGTTCAAGGCTCAGAAGGGTAAGTACTTCAACCAGGTCCAGGCGTACAACCATCACTCCGGTTGCCCCTACCCCGGTGTGTACTCGTACTCTTTCGCGCTCAAGCCCGAAGAGCACCAGCCTACCGGCACTTGCAACTTCTCCCGCATCGACAACGCCCAGGTCGCTGTCACCCTCCCCGCCGCCATTGCCTCCACCACCATGCACATGTTCGCGGTTAACTACAACGTCCTCCGCATCCAGTCCGGTATGGGTGGTCTTGCCTTCTCTAACTAAGCATACAAATCAATTTTGTATTTGCTATTAAAAATAATTAATTAGATCTTCATTTTTAAATCACATGAAAAATGTTATTTAAAAACGAAATACGTAATCATAATATGATCCTTCAACCCTATTGCTTTGTTGGAAGGCGTACATATGCTCAAAGAACTAAGGCTAAATATTGGAAAGCTAAAAAAAATGCAAAGAAGGCGTGTATGAAAAACCCGGATGCGCTTAATTGTGCAATTCGACATAGGCGGTGTGAAAATTGTCCATTTAATAAGTTTTTCAGATCTGATAAAGATACCACTAAACCCACGTGAAAAGCATTTTATTCATTTGTCATGTACCCCAGTTTTGCACCTCTAATGTATTTAATGAGATCTTTTCCGAAATCATCTAGGTGTGCATCGGGTATTATATAATTTATATGAAACACCATTCGTTTAATATCATCGGGTAACCACCATGGGAATTCAATCTCATCGTTCGGTTCCAACGTGTTAATGTCATCCCTTACGAAAAATAGATTTCCCGTTGTACATAAAAATGTGTATCCCTTTTCTTTGGCAAGTTGTTTGATCAGAAATGGGCTTGCACCATGTCCATCGTATGATACATCCTTCTCCCAAAGTGGTGTGGAGTTGGATGGTTCTATGATTACCAACTTTGGTCTCACTTTCTTCAATCCTTTCCATATTTCGTAATCAATACTATCAACGTCTATAGAGAGAAGGTCTAAATCTTCTGGAAAGTCATTATTTAAAATGAGGTCGTCAAGATTTTCACCGGTGACGAAACTTTGAACCGGTGTTATATTTGGGTATTCTTTACATGTTTCAAGTAGATCTTTATACTTATTTTCATCACTTTCGATGTAAAGACCTTTCCATTCTTTATTTTTTATAAGGTTAAATGTATTGGATAGATGTTTTCCATCCCAAGCACCAAACTCACAACATGTACCAGATGTGATGTTTAACTTATCTAAAATATACTCAATGACACCATCTTCACCATTTTGAGAAAATACATTGTTTCTATGATCGAGTATCATATAGTTTATATTCTCAAAAGATCTTTAAGTTAATAAGTTTTTCAGGTCTACTAAACCATGTGAATAGTTATGACTGGCGGTTCATCACTGTATCCGTAGTATCTCATAGAAATACCAAATTGATGCATTAAATCTGTATGTATTTCTGAATTAATCTGTTGTTTCCAATTTTTTAACGTTGTGTTGAAGTATTCAAGTCCTTCATCAGAAAATACACATATACGCATAAAAGGTTTAGAGCGCACTCGTGACATGTAGTTATCAACAGCGGATGGTAATGGAAGTGTGTTGTAGTCGTCTGATTTGATAATGTCAATAATATAGTAACCATGTGCATCACAAAGGATATTACATTGCATCTCAGGAAACCCTTTTATATAGGCTTCAAAATCTTGAGAACTTGGGAGAGTTACATAGATTGGTGTGTTTTCGGTTACAATATCATTCGTCTCTCCTAATCCTGGGTGTGTATGGAATCCTATCTCCGAGTACCATATTTGTTCAATCTCTTTAGATTTTACACAATTACGACATTTGGATGTTACATATTCCGGTTTACTGAATGTAAAATTGTCACGTTCCACCTTACCTGCATACTCCCATCGATTTAAATAAGATAGTTTACTTATTTCTTTTAAATCGTTGATGACACTACGTGTAAGTTTAAGTTTCTTCTTACGAGGTCTGATCATAGGTGTATGAACAGCCTGGACACTTATCATCTGATAGTAACACTTAAAAATAATCTGTTATTATTTATTATGATCTTCAAGAAACTTTTGGAAAGTTTATTGAAGACTGAAAAACCAAAATTGGGGAGATGGTCTCTAAAATCATGTAACGAGTTAGCTACATCTATTAACTCCGTGTATCAGAATAGGGATCATTGTGGTGATACTATATGTAAAACACCGAAGAAGGCTTTGGAGTATCCATCAAAACATACTACCCCCCATCATACCCAACAACGTGGTCATTAGAGTAAAACTACTGGTCATAGAAGCAATGGGTGTTGTGGGAATGCTACCAGCTGCTCTTACAGAAGATACACAAAGACATAAAAGACATAACAACATTAAAATGGGTACAATAGCTTTCATTTTACAATGGACTTAGAAAAATAAATCAATATCGAAGTATGTACCACGATGTTTACACTGACGGGAGCAGTTTGGGAAATCCTGGACCTGGTGGTTGGGGTGTGGTCAGTGATATTTATAAGTTATGCGGTGGACAGCCTGATACAACAAACAATCGGATGGAGATGACCGGGATTTTGAGAGCTCTTGAGGAGTGTGTGAAGAGAGATATTCAAGAGGTCTGTATTTACACGGATAGTAACTATGTGAAGCAGGGGATTACCCAGTGGATTCATAAATGGAAAAAGAATGGTTGGAAAACTTCATCGGGGAATGATGTAAAAAATAAGGATCTTTGGATTGAAATTGATACACTTCGTAATCAACTAAAAGATGTTCAATGGAAATGGGTGAAGGCTCACAATGGAAATATTCTCAATGAAGAAGCGGACAAACTTGCGAGAGACTCTGCAATGACATTTAAATCTTAACATATCTCAAGTTACCATGGGTGACGATGACCACTGTGCGTGGTGTGATAAACAGGTACACCTTTTAACGAAGTGGGGGGAAAAAAGTGCGGGTTACAGATGGCTTCATAATCACTCACGACTTTTATATAAATCACAGAATGACTGGTTAGCATATCCATCAATTATAATTGCATCAATTACTGGTGTTGGTGGTTTTGCTGTATTAAATCCAAGTGGTAATTCTGATGTATCTACAGAAACTAAAAACAAGATTATGATAGTACAGTATTTCTTTGCTTTTTTGAATGTACTTGGGGGTATCCTAACTAGTATTTCTAAGTTTAGTCAAAGTCTGTCTTTATCGGAAGCACATTCAGCAATGTGTGTACAGTGGTCTAAGTTTTATAGGACCATAGATATGGAGTTATCTCTTGATGTAAAACACAGGGGTGATGTAGTTGAATTTATAATGAAATGCAAAAAAGAGTATGATCGACTTTTGGATGAATCTCCAGATATTCCCGCGTGTTCAATACAAGCATTTCTTGTCCAATTCCCGGATAAAGTCAACAAGCCAGATGTATGTAACGGATTGTCGATTGTTGTGAGTGATGATGCAGCGTCTGTTACCGGGTCTACACGTGCTGTTAGGAGATGGTTGGGTGCCCTTTCGGGTGTAAAAACAAAAAGAAATAGTAGAGATGACGACCTTCATAGAATGGAGAGTGTGTAATAAAATATAAAAAAAATATTTTTATAAGCTAAATGTATGAAGATAGCATTTGTGTTTATCGTAAAAGATGGTGAAAAGTATCTTGAAAAGAACTTGAATACTATCAAAAAATACAATCAGGACATTTACGCGGTTGAAAACAACAGCGTTGATAATACAAAGATCATTTTGAGAGACTCGGGTATCAAAAATGTCATCACCCTAGATTTAGATAAGAAACATTCTACTGAGTTATGTACGAAGGAGGTGAACTGCAGCGAACGCGTTCGTCGTCTTGCGTACATTCGTCAAAAGGGGGTTGACGCTGTTATTAATTCAGGTGTTACGTATGATTATGTATGTATGTTAGACATGGACTTTTTAGACTATGATGAAAAGGGTCTTATTGATATGTTTCAGTATATGGAAACTCACAAAGATGTAGATGGAATATTCGGAATGTCCATAGATAGAAACAATATACCTTATGACACACATGTTGTAACTCCAACACATAAATTAGTACCAATTATAACTAAATTAAATAGGTACGTATGCGTTGATTCAGCCTTCAGTGGTTTTGGTATTTATAGATACTCTTCAATGTGGGATACCGGTGCTAAGTATGACTATAAAAACATAAACGAAATTGAACATATACATTTTAATAAGAATTTTAACAAATTAATAGTTGATACACAATTTAATCCAAGATATATATCTTTAGCTGAAGATAAAATGAGGTTTAGAATAATGATAGTGATCTTGATGTTGATATTGTTTTACTTAATTAAAAATAACATCCGTAAATAGATAAATGAACGTTGGTATACTTACAGCTGGTGGTGTGTGTCCAGGTGTCAATAATATTATCCATACACTTACTCGCCTTGAAAATGCCCAAAACAACCGTATGTTCGGTATATACGAGGGTTTTCGTGGTGTGAATAACAACTTACGATTAGACTTGTCCTCTCGCGACAAGATTGATGAAGGTGCGGGATCTGTTTTAAGAGTCTCATGCGACAAAGTTGATATAGAAAAAGCAATTGATAATATTAATGATCTTGACAGACTTTACTGTATATGCGGAAATGAGTCTATGAAAAGTGCAAAAGAGCTTGCTATGGATGACCGAATTGAAACAAATATTATTGGTATTGCTAAAACAATTTTCAATGACATCCCAGGTATTGAATCTATCGGATTTCAAACAGCTGTCCAGGAGTTTGCAAAATATATTGACTACGCATACACGGAAGCCACTACAACTAATTCAATTGTGTTTATTGAAGCTCCGGGTCGCTGCGTAACTGGTCTGGCTACACAAGCTACCTATGCGCGTTATTCTAAAGTTACAGATATAGTTACACCCGATACAACCAATAAAATTAAAATGCATCAGATTAGGAATAACTATGAAATAAATGGTTACGCAACTGTAGTTGTATCGGAGAATTGTGATTATACAGATATACTCAGCTATTTGGAAGAAGTTGAGGCAGATGTAAAGATCATATCACCGGGATTTTCAATTCGTGACGTTGAACCATGTGTTTATGATGTAATTATTTCCCATGAAATGGCAATTCAATCGTTTAAACTTGCACAAGATAAGCGTAATTTCATCAAAGGTGCGACAAATGCTCTCTATTTTGAGGATTTTCTCAACATAGTATAATGTTTAGAGCCATGTACAAAGATCCTAAGTTTATAGGGGCTCAAATAACACCACCAAACAATGTCATTGTGATAACAGAAGATGGCGTTGAAAATTATACAGTAGAAAAACAATATTTTAGATCAGAAGCCCTTATTGATAAACAGATGAAATTACTTAAAGGTACAGACCGAGGAAAGAACAAGTTACGAGAACTCTTCTTAGAACCGAGAATAGAACAAAAGGGGCGTTTTACTGTTACGGTTTACGAGTTTTGATCCAATAGCTCAGTTGGTTAGAGCGTGGTGCTTATAGTAAGGTATACATAGTGAGGTAAAACTCACACGAGGCACGCCAAGGTCACGGGTTCAAGCCCCGTTTGGATCACACTTTTATAAATATATTGTTTGTATTTATAAAAATGTGTATGGAGTATGCAATTAAAATAAGGGACACTACAACACCCCACGACTTGGACAATATGTTTACACATGCTTGGTCATACAACAAACCTATTAGATTTGTTATGGATGTTACAGAATGTAGAAATATATCACTTGGGAGGGTTCTCTCTATGAAGAAGGTTCTTGACAGTCATCGTCTCAACTCGAATAAATATATTGATTACACCACTGTCTATGTAAAGTCACGGTTAGCTAAAACTGTTCTTAACTTGGGAATATCTATAATAAAGACTGAAAGACCTGTCTACATCAGTACCCATACTTAACGTCTTTACGTGTTGCGGAAGGATTAGTTCTGGATATAAAGTCTGGACGCCCATGAGAAAAGTGTCCAATAGTGCTATTATGACTACGATCAATCTTCATATAGCGACGCATATCTTTGTAATATATTCTGGCACCTTGTGAGATTAAATCCTCATGCTTCATGTCTATATGATTATCCATAGGAATGAAATACTTTACATATTTTTTCATATTTTCAACATTAATGAGGTAACATTTGGTACTCGAAATCCATTTAACCTTTTCTAACTTTCCATCTTGTTTGTCGGGAAGACGTGAGAGACAATGAAAGAAACACATTTCAAACTCACCCCCCCTATCATCTATTATATTTTGTATTTCTTTGTAAAGTTGTTCAGATTTAATGATAACATTGTCTTCGAAGATGACTGCATATTTCAATCCCTGATCAAAACATCTCTTGTAGAACTCCATATGTCCCATGAAGCAACCTATAGCCCCTATATTAAAGTAGGTTATGTCGGGGCGCTTTATAGTTGGATCATAGTGCATTTCCAAAGCTTTTTCATAGTACTCACCATCAATCTTATTTTCATATTTTTTAGCACCCTTAACAGTTCGTGTGTCTGGTCCATATATGATCTCAATTGGTATTTCCTGGTTGTGATATTTCATGAAATGATTTCTCCGTTTTTCTTCTGATTTTAAAGTCAAAAGGAAACATTTATAGTCATAAGTTTCAACTCTACGTTTTCTGTAGAAAAGCAAAAATGCTATAATCATTATCACAATGAGAATTGATGACATCTTACTTAAACGTTAGAAAATACTTACGAGTAAGATGAACGCCATAGATGTATGCGGGCTGATGGGATCAGCTTTCATTGTTGTTATGTTCATACCCGAAATTAAGCATGTGTACAAACACAAAGATGCAAAAGCTATAAATTACCACTTCCTACATTTGAACTTGGCTGCGAGTGTTCTGTCCCTCGTATATTCATTCCATTACAACGTCGTACCTATGATCATTACAAATGTTGCTGCTAGTATTTTCTGCTTCCTCATGTACTACTTTAAACATATTTACGAGCTTAAAGAAAAGAATCAAATTACTGATATAGTAGCCGAGGCTCCAGCTCCTATGGTGTAGTTGGTCAACACTGTGGACTTTGAATCCACCACCCCAGGTTCAAGTCCTGGTGGGAGCTCGTTCCGGATCATATGTAGGAGACTCATAAGACTGTTCACCTTAAAAGGCTCCATGAACAAGCATATGTGATGGACCCTTACCCTCTCTTAGCTCAGTTGGTAGAGCAGTGGACTGTAGTTCCAAGGGTCACCTGTTCGAATCAGGTAGAGAGGACCATTCCTCTGTAGCTCAGTTGGTAGAGCGACAGGCTGTTAACCTGTAGGTCATCGGTTCAAACCCGGTCGGAGGAGACACAAAGCACCAATAGCTCAGTGGCAGAGCGTGCGTTTAGTAAGCGCGAGGTCAGGAGTTCAAACCTCCTTTGGTGCAAATCCCATTATTTTTACTAATTGACAATTTCCAAATTGTAAAAATAACTTAAAATAGACTATCGTATATAATACAATGTTGACTATTGCCGAATTCATTTTACACCCTGTTGCGTCTGTAAAAAAACGTTTTAGGTCGCGTAGAGGTGCTGCGGTTCATGATGCACCCCCACCACCCACTGAATCACCAAATGAGTGGGCATTTGGACCCTATTCATGGAAATGCATAATAGATGCTTCCGATAAGGAGGGGCGGGTTGATAGAACTTTCATAGGATTTAGTCAGAATATGAATATCACAGAAAGGACAAAACTTGCATGTGATAGACATAAGATGCCCGGGACTGAATGTGGTGAACCCAATCTTATTATGAAAGGTGGTGAATGTGACGAAGTTATTTACATGAAAACCAAAAAGGATGACAAACTGATTAATCTTTCAAATCCATTTTTTCGGGGATGACGATGGGTGGTGCTTGTATCCAATCAAGTGGTTCTAAAAATTCAGCTGCGAATGCATTGTCTTTTATTTCTTTTACCTGTACAATTCTACAATCTTGGGGAGTCATAATGGGTTTCATTTTGGTGGGTTCAATTACAATAACCGGTTTACAAAAAAGTGCCAACATTATATCTTTCTCTTTAATTGGAAAATATGTTCAACAACTACCGCACACCCCAAAAATGTCAAAATGGGATTATCATACTTCTTTATACCATAGCCCATGATGATAAAACCCCATACGAATGCAAGGAGATCTGTCATGGGTGAAGCTGAAAAACTACAATTTGATTCTGTGGGTATAGACGATTCCATCATATCGTAGTATAAATACCCTGCTACTACTGAAAGTAAAATAGCATAGAAGTGATTGTTCATATAATATAAGGAATAAAATAAATTATAATGTAAAGTATGTCATGTTGTATACGTCCAAACGTTGAAGAAGATGACGAAGATCTTCAACGTTTGAAAAAGGTTAAGCACATAATTTCAAAGTTTCAACACACTGACAGACAATTAATATATGAAGTCATAGAGAAAATTGAAGAATTAGATGATGAGTTGGTAAAGACTCAAGAAGAAAATGAAAGACTTCGTGGTGGGCAGTTAATTAATGTTGCTACAAATAGTCTCGTTGAAAAATTACGCGATCTTGAATACGAGAATGAAATACTACGTACTCGTGTGTTTAACACATATAAACAGTAGAAGCGATTTTTAAGTAAAAAAAGAATGCATCTCAAAGAACTGAAAAATCACTGGAAGACTATACGAGAAGAGTTGGATGATTTACCAATGAATGTTTTTATAAGTGATAAACCCAGACCTACGGGTGAATGGGAAGGTTCAGACGTTCTACGTCAAATTGTTTCAGATTACCATTCTGGTAAATGTGGTTGGCTAAAGGGTGGACAAACACATTTACAAGAGGAGTGGATTAGTTGGCCTATTATATGGGAGAGTAAGATAGTATTGGGCAATTGTCTAAAATGCCCAGAGACATATAAACTACTTTCAAAAATACCAGGTGTTCGTATAGCTGGGTTTGCTCTCATGAAAGGTGGTGTAAAACTGGAAGAACACGTAGATCACGTCGGAGATGATTATAAGTTTACGTATCATTTAGGATTAAAGTGTCCGGATGATTGTTACTTGCACCATTCTGAATTGGGGGATATAAAAGAAGAAGATGGTAAACATATCATTATGAGTTCAAGATTTCCGCATTGGGCGGAGAATGGGTCTGACGAAGATCGTATTATTCTCTACCTTGAATATTATAACTCTCCCAACCGTGAATGCTGATAGGACTTTCTTCACACCATGGGTACATTTCTTCTCCCACAAAGTTCATAGCACCCACACCATTTTCAATACACTCGTTACATGTTCCTATGCTGTCATCAATAAGGCAACCAATTCCCAAGGCTCTACACACGTCAACTTTTTTGACTTCATTCTCTGTGAAACTATTAGTGAGAATGACGTCATCAAATAAACCTGGATAGAACTGTTCAATCCAAAGTTCGGTAGACCCTCTAACAATTTCCTGCCTTCCGGTGAGTATATACATTTTATCAAACAGTACACGTAGTTTTTTCATAGCTTCTTGTGATCCCTCTATAGGTTCTAAGTTACGAAACTCGTCAGAAAAATAGAACTCGTGGAGAATTTCTTGTGAACGTTCTTCTGTGCAATTGAAAACTTCTCTGTAAAGGTAATTGTATTTTGGTTTTTTTGGTAAAGCTATCTTTTTATATTTTGCCATAGGTTTCAATAAGGGTACAAGTACCTCATCTACATCTATGGCAATTTTTGTGTTCATTTATTTATACTAACATTATTCGTAATCGCGAATCGTCACACCTACAGGAAATCGTGGGACGCCGAGAGCTGTTAAGTTTTGAAACCTGACAGTGAGCATCTTTCCCATGTACTTCTTGTAGTTCTTGTAATGTTCCTCTCTCTGAGCAATTGTTCCTTCGGGGCGCACTGTAAACTGTTGACCATTCTCAGTTTTGCATACCCACACAACTGCATCTGCATCTCTACCGTGCCCAGTTTTTGCACCGGTAATCTCATATTCCTCGGTCTGGAAATCCTTATATTTGAGAAGGTAGTTGCTTCGCTGACCCACTTCGTAAACACTGAAGCGGTCACGGATCATGGTACCCTCATATCCTTGTTGTATGAACATCTTGTGATAACCTTCCATATCCTTGTGTTTCTTAACACTGAAGGTATCAACATATTCGTAATGAGGATTGTAGATAGAATCTTTCACGTACTCCCAGCGTTGCTCGAAGGTCATCTGATCTCTAGCGCGGGCTTCAGCTCTGAGATCAAAGAAGTCAAAAACATAAAACTTGAGCTTCAGAGGGTCAGTCTTGAAAGTGCTTGTGAGATCCTCAAAGGTGAGGTTAGGGTCATAGGCTTCACCATCGACGTATTGACCCGGTCCAAGACCCTTCCCAAGAACCTCAGTTCCAGGGATAATCTTCCCAGTCCTTGAGATACCACCATCCTTTGAAACCAGTAAACGAACACCATCAAGTTTGGGTTGAACGTAGAACGGCTCAGAGATGTATTTCTTGCGATCATCCCATTTGTTGGCGAGCATAGGCAACACTTGGTTGCACTTGGTGTGCTCATTGTTCCACATGGTTTGAGCCCGCTTCAGGGCTTTCTCATAACCAGTCTTAACATTGGTTCGTGATTCGGTGAACTTGTCATTTCCCACGATCCCCGATACCTTTACGATATCCGCAGTTCCGTCAATGAGTTTATCAATGCGGATGTCGGTGTAACGTTCACGGTTCATTTTATCTTTATGGATAAGGCGTTCCATTATACAAGTAAATAATTTCTCAACTTTAAATAGGATGTCTTCACTTCCAGTTGTAAATTACGGTAGAATGGAGCGACTTAGGCCACCGGAACCCACAAACGTTCCATTGAATGCAAATACATTGGCTATCATTTTTATAATTTTATGCATTTTGGGACTCTATCGTAGATATGTTATCGTTAATCAAGGGCGTGAGCAATCTTATACTTTAGACACTTTGATGCCGACAAATAGAGGTCTTTCTTCATCAATTTCTTGAATCTGCGTTCTGGAATGTCAGTCTTTTCCATATACATTTTTTTTAGATCCCTCATGAGTTTATCACAGTTCTTCATCTCATGTTTGAGATCTCTATATTCACCCCACATCTCTGTGGAGATTTGATGAATCAGAAGGTATGCATTGCTACCCATCTTACGTTCTGATCCACCCAAAAACATGAAGGTAGCTGCAGAGCAACAAGCACCTTGAGCGATTGTGATAACCTTCACACGTGACTTTTCAAGGATATTCTTGAGAGCAAATCCCGCATATACATCACCACCTTCACTCATGATATTGACCCTAATCTTGGGTTCATAACCAATGAGATCAGCCTTATGTTTGAGGAGTAGAATCTCCAACTTCTTGAAGGCTTCTACGAATTCCAGTGTATTCTCTTGAGTGATCTCACCGTAAAAGTGAAGCTCGTTTCCGATAGTCTTGACGCAATCAAGAGTATCTTCATCCTCGTCAATGAGCTTTTTCTCGTTCGTAGGCATTCTTCAATGCTTTCTTTACTCTTGATACATCTCTCTGTTTTAACTTACTTCCTACCGCCAAATGATTCATCACATCAAAATCTTGCGGGGTTAAACCATACTTAAGCATAGGCTGTAAGTCTCCATTTTCTGCATACTTCTTTATAAGGCATAAATCCTCTATACATAAATTGTGTCCATTCCTTTTCTGAATCTCTTTGTACTTTTGATTTCGCATCTTAAAGTTACCATACTTTGTCCAACAACTTCCAGGTCTTATTGTATCTCTATCCAGAGACTTACCTTGATTCAATTTTGGAATAACAAGTGCATTCAATGTAAAGTATGGCATGAGATTCCAATCACCATTCGTATACATTTGTGTATCATATGTGTCAGCTTCTGAAAAAGCATTCACAGTTGGAACTATGTTAACACCCTTAGAATCCAAGTAATTTTCTGAAAATATATCCCATACATGACCATGCTCGTGAATTGAACTTGGGATACCTATCGGAGCTGGATCACTAAGAATATCTTTGATATACTCCTTAGGAGTTTTAAATACATCTTTCTCGTCATATCCATCAAGATATGTAAAAAAATCTCTAATATTTCCATTACACCGTGCCGCAGCATTCTCAGCCACAGATGATCTATCCTCTGTCAAAGTTAACAGTTTATCTGGTTTGTGTTTTGGGATGAATACGGTTTCAAAGTTTGGAAACATACACATATTAGTTGATGTAACTACAAACGCCCCTCTTGATACACGATCTCCATCCGAAACTCTTTCAATAAGACTTTTAAAGTCTGAATCATAGTCATCAATATATGTATGCTTGGACGATGTTTTTATAAATGTCAGAAAAAGTGATTTAGATTTCAGGTGATCCCTTTCTACTTCTACGCTGTTATAGTCATTCAATACAGACTTCAACACAAATGTCTTACCTACACCACTTGCACCACAGATGAAAACATTCTTCTTCTCTTGAATATACATTTTCAGAAGTTCAATCTGCTTCGTGTGAAGTGTGTCAACAGGCTCATCTTTTTTTTGTTCTATTATTTTAATGAAGGAGTCCATTGATGACCTTACTAATCAAGCCATAGATTTGGTGCTCGAGAATGACGCACTACAAGATCGTATCGTAAAACCTTTAAGAAGAAAAATTTTACCATATGCTGCGTGTGCGGCTTTAACTAATATCGCTATACTTATTCTGTTGGTCTACCTTGCTCTACGTCTTCGGGTTCTTCAGACACCGAGGATTTAGCATCCTCCTCTTCCTCTTCCTCTTCCTCCCCCTCTTCCACTTCCTCTACCATTTCTTCTTCAAACTCCTTAGCCTTCCTGTCATACTCCGCCTTGGAATTCATCATTTCTCCAAATCTGCTGAATGGACCACCCCTTGTTACCGCCCCTGCGACTGTAATTCTTTTAATCTTAGGAATCGCCCTTACATCAAGAATCTCTGGTTTAGTGAAAGTGTTTGCAGGATACTCCTTTTCGAATGCATCCAAAATACCAATAGGAATCGCAGGAGATTGCTCAATGAGACGATCATACTCCGCCTTGCATGTATTTACAAAATCTAAACCATCAGCACTACGTTCGCGACGTGGTAATGCTAACATAAGCCTAATATTTCTGGATAGTAGACCGTATGCAAGTGCTGATGTTTTGTGATTTTCCATTAATTCATTAATCTTTAAAAATTGCATAATAGTTGCTATAAGACCCGCAACCAAGTTAAGACCACCGATCATAGCGGGAACACTTCCTTGCATTGATGCTGGAAACTGATCCTGAGCAAAGTTAGCTGTACCAGTAACAGTTGAGAGAACAATAACAGGTAAGGTAAAACGCAGACTCAGTTTTTTGTATAGAAGGAATGCTCTGTGATTCATATACCTGTAACACCCAGATGCTTCACCCCATTGACGCAATATAGTTTCGTGTTGGTCGTTCCAACTTTTCTCTCTTAAATCAAGTTCTTGTTTTCTGAGTGATGATGGGGTAATACCACCGTTAAAATTTTCTTCACTCATTCTATAATAGATGAATATAATTTTCCTGATTCATCTATTTTTCTTGATTACTGTTTTAATAGTTCCATTTACCAATGATAAACGCAACCTGGAGTTCTATTCAATCTTAATTCCTTTTTTATTCTTTCATTGGAGCGTAAACGACGACACGTGTGCATTAACCCAAGCGGAGATAGCTATAACCGGTAAGAAGAAGGAAGATTCCTTTATGCATCAAATAGTCAGCCCAATTTACAAAATGGATGACACAGAGGCAAATAAACTCACAAAGACTGTATTTTTCGCGCTATGGGGTTTCGTACAGTACCGCCTCGGAAGATTTGATATGTTCATAGACGATTTTAAAGATCTCATGACTGGGAAGCGCATCTAAAGAATAGTCGCATTTAATATCCATGGATAACACAAGACATCTGATTGTGGAGACACCAGATGGTTCTGTTGCGATAGCATTTAACGAAGAGGTTCCACCACCAGAGCCTCCAGAACCACCTCCTGAAATTATACAACCACGACAACGTTTCAGATTATTACTAGAATATCACCCCGTTGCGCGTGCTCTAGCGTATATATTCATGATTTCATCTGGTATAAATTTAGGTCTTTTTAGAAGAACAATAGATATTATCAATTTTGCGTTGATAGTATCTACGACGGGTGCTCTACATAGTGAACATTCAGCATCAATAGGAGTTGTAGTGTTTCATGGTACATGTGCAGGGCTTATGATAGTACCATTTTGTGTACTTCGAATGTGGGAACAAGCTATTTTCCAGTTTTCATCCGCTCTGATGTGTCTCACCGCATTTAATACATGTACCCAAACACTAGAGCAGTCTACTTCTTCTTAGTAAGTTCATGAACACGCTTCATGAACTCCTTGTTACGACTCACTTTAGGATCCGCTTTGATAATGCGGAGTAGAGCAGCTGTTGGTATCTTAGGACTGTTTCCCTTTGGTGTTGGAGTCTTCTTCAACTTTTTACGCGCGTTCTGAATCTGTTTCGCAGTTGGCATTATACTTTAGGTGAATATTTAAATTGATCAAAAAAATGAACCGATATCTTAAAGTTATAGTATAGAAGCATACAAACCGCGTCGGCTATATCATGCTTTCTTTCATATGGAATGTCAATATCAGTAAACTTTTCAGCTAAGCTAACAGTTCTCTCTTTCCTTTCGTCGTAATTTAAATGTCTCATACCAAAATGTGTATGCATGCTCACAGGTGAAATCAACTTCACTTTATCTTTGAACATGTAGTGTAAAAGTATCTCGATATTATTAAACCCAACAGGTGGTTGCCTTTCAATTAGAATCCTCTCAGCCTTGTCAAAAATCTCTTTATGTTCATCTACAAAAAGGGGTATTAAATCAACAATGTCATTTGAATATATGTATTTGTAATCTTCGAGACTTACCTTCTTTATATATTCAATGTCAATTTGAGGTCCATTTCCACATTCAGCGAGAACAAGACCCATATTATGATACCCTATATCTATGGCGAGTATCTTCATATCTTTATCTGAAAGATTTTCCTTAAGTATAGTATATGAAAAACAAGACTAAAACACAACTTATGGGTCTTGCTCTTGTAGTGCTTGTAGCTATAGTGATATATTTATATCAGAACCCCAAAGTTGTTAAGATTCCAGTGAACGTTCCCATGATGATGCCAAGGTTCATGCAACGCACAGAGAGACCTCCCCAAAGCCCTGAGTTTAGAGAACCACCTATAAAGCAGTACAAACCTGGGCATATGCAACAGATGGGTGTTCTAACAGGTGACGGTGATGAGACACTCCCTCTTTACGGTAAGGAAGTGAGGGGTCGTCGTGATCGTTATCACTATTACACTACCACTGGTGGTGAAAACCTATATCCTCTCCCCATAAAGCATGATGGTCGTGATTGTGTAGATGACATCGGGTGTCAAGAGTTATATGGGAATGAATCAGTCAACGTGACTGGTAAAACTGGTTCATTCAATGTAAATCTTTATAGAACAGATAACTTTTTCTAATTACTCCTTCTTTTCACCACCATCCTCCTCCTTTTTACCCATAAAACGGTTCATTGTATCGTCGATGAGTTTCATAGTAGAGGAGCTGGAGCAGCAGCAGGCGCACAGTAACATACCAAGTACGGGTGGTGTCTTGACTGGACTCTTCATTGAAAAGAATATGATCATCATACAACAACACAAGCAAGAAAGGTTTGCACTGAGCTGTCCCATAGACATAACTGGACCTTCACCATCAAAATCGACCATATTAGTTGCTGGTAACACAGACATTTATTATACGTCAACAAAAATTATTACGAAGTCTCATAACTGTATCAACCTCCCTGTTCAAAATCCCTGGATTTCTTGAGAATTGATTTTTCAATCTCAATAATTTCAATATAGTCTCTTCATCCATATCTTTAAAGAAATCTACAAGTTCCATTATGTCACGCATACCCATATCTTCCTTCTTCGCCTGAACATATGGCCATGTTTGTTCTCTGAGGGTTGCAACTTCCTTTTCGAGTTGTCGTATTCTTGGAAGTAATACTTTTGTGATAACCGCGTTAGATTCCATATCATTGCATTCACTTAAAACTTTAATACTATCCTATATCAAATGAACTGTCTGTCTTATTCTGGAAATGATTGTTACAAATACAGACTGGCTAAGACACGTCAGAATGTCCTAAAGGATATTTATAAACGCTGTGATGACATTACATTGAAGAGTCCATACCCCAAACCTAAGAAGCGGGAAAATACCAGACTTAAAATGCGTTTTAAGGAAGCAATACGGGATGCACAAGAAATATGCACAGACGAAGGTGCCAAGTCAAAACAGTGTCATCTCGCGTGGTATGAAGTTGATGAGTTGGAAGATTCTATGAATAGATATTATCCAGATCAATAATTTCTCCATCTATATAAATGGACTACGAGTCCCTAAAGAAACACGCCAAGAAGTTGGGAATTAGGGTGACTAAAGATGTACAAGGAAAACGAGTTAAACTAACCAGGAAGGAGTTGGAGTCTAAGCTTAAGAAGGCAACTAAAAAGACTAAGAGGGGTGGTATGGAAAAACAAGCAAAGAGTGCTTTGAAGTTTATCCGAATTTGTAAGACTGTTTTGAGGGAAGCTCAACCAAATCAGGAAATTGTTTCAGTTCCAACAAGGCGTGTAGCTATGGGACGACCCCCACCTCCACCTCCACCTCCTCCACCCAGACCTATGGTTAACAATCAACGTGCCAAGCTCCTGGCTGAACTGAGAGCCAATCCAAAATTTCGTAATCTCAGAACAAATTAATAACCTAAGTCCCACCCTCACAAACTCGTTTTTCAAGTTGAAAATGATGATCTCACATGAAAAACGACAATTTCTCAAGGTAATCAGCGGAGGTCTTCACATCCTCATGAGCTGTTCCTATAAAGCTGATGATATCGGTATCGACCCCGAGGATGGTATAGAAGAGACGATATCCGAAAAAATGATTGTACTCGCCAATACTATCGCCAATGGTGAAAGATATTGGTTTGACGATGGACGATTTAACAATTATGTTGATGTGGCATCGGACGAAGATCTCATTGAACTTCTGGAATATTTTGACGATATAGACATGGACATGGAACACGTGTACTACGAAGCGAGCATTGCTATTGAATCTCTGAGTGATACAAATTATAAGTTTGCGTCACTCATTGAAAATGAGAAGTTTATTACATTCAAGGATCTAATTAATCACGACCAATCTCCATGCCAGTGAATGGTGTGCACTTGACCATGTTAGAGCTACCGCGGTGAGAGCGAAGAACAACCTCATTGTCGTCCTCTGTGTTAGCCTTGACGTCATAGTCACCAACGATACGAACTGATTTGAAGTTTCCCTCAACGCTGAGAGGAATGGTGTCTGTGTGTGTGTGTATTCCCTTGAAATCACACTCTGAGTAGTAATGAACACCTGGAGCATTTGGATCTATAACAATTTCCTCATCTTCCTCTGGTTTCTTAACATATTCTCTGATCAGATATATTGTACACAATATCAACAGTGGTATAATCACTACGGATGAGAGATTCTGATTCATAGTTATTATTAGTTTACAAAATTAATTCCAAATCTCTTTGACATAAACTTCCTGACACTATCAAAATCTGGATAGCTCCAAAGATACCACCTTGACCAAAATCCTGCACTATCAATACCAGTGATTTTCCATTCCTCCCTATCACTGGAATTGACACCGAGCATTAAAGTTTGTATTCTTTTTGGATCTCTTTCAGCAATAATACGTTTGGGGATTCTTCCACCATGTCTGAGTACATAGGAACGCATACGGGAAGGTGTTTTATGTTTTGTATAATCTGAGTATCCACGCGCTCCAAAATCTACCGTTCTACCATCCTCGAGTATAGCCCTGAACTTCTTTTTACGATTTGGACTTCTGACAACTTTGACTTGCATGTCTCTTATATTTTACGAGGAATAAAATATAAGTAGAGAGTTTTTTTTACAATGATATATATTTACTTACGGCACGCACCACAGTATCCCTCCTTCTTAGGAGCCTCGGGCCAGAAGAAGAGACGCTCGGGACCACGCTTCACGCGGTACATGTGATCATAGAAGTGGAGGAGACCAATAGCGAGCACGGCAGCGCCGACACCAGCCTTGTTAACCTTACGGTTCATCCAGTAGTGAGCAAGGACGAGACCAACGAGAACGAACTGAACAAGGGTGATGGCGGGAAGATTGGGCATCACAAAGCGACGCTCAACAGTATTGACATCATCAGTGGGTTCGGGAGTGTACTTTTCCATACGCTTTCCGCCGTATCCGGGCATTTTTATTTTATACTAAGAAAATAATGCTGACGGTGATACTTGTACCATTTTTCCTGGTACTTCACGACTACCTAAAATCACCCATAGATAGATTGTACTTTAGGAAACCTTTGAGACCTCTGGTAGGTATGAGAAACACGATGATAGATATCATAAACTGGGGTTCTAAATGTTCAGTCAATGATTATCCTGGACTTTGGTTAGTTAAAGCTCACTTTGATAAGATTAGGGGGGAGTTTAAAGAAGTTTCAAAGACTGCCGAAACACATTTATTTCACGAACTCGATCCTTGGTTTGAAGTGAATCCAAACTATTATTATTATAAAGTGAAAGACTTCCCTATGTTAAACAGTCTCATAAAACAAATACCATGTGTGTGTCACGATACAGCTGTATTTGCTGTTATGGATGCACCTACGTCTATAGCACCACACCGCGCTGAAACAAACCTTTGGCTTCGTTACCATCTCACTGTAGAGGGTGGTGGAGATTGCACACTCTACACAGGGAGGGGAGCACATGAACACATGGAGGGTGAGGACTTTCTTTTTGATCACGCAAAAATACACAGTGTCGCTAAGAAGGGTACACAAAAGAGGGTTGTTCTTATACTGGACATCAAACGTTTCTAAAGATGTTTACGACATGCTGCCCTATACATATCAGTCCCACCTATGAGTTCAAGTTCTTTATTATCAACAATCCTCTTTGTAAAAGGACCCGGAGTTCCATCTTTACAATACATACAGAGAGCCGAAAGTTTAGTTACCTCACAAGCCAGTGGAATACAGTCAATAAGTTCACCAAACTTTCTTTGAAAAGAATCAGCATCAAGACCTGCGAGTATTACTTCTTTACCTTCGTAAAGGCAATACTCTACAAACTTCGTGAGACGTGGGAAAAATTGAGCTTCATCAATAGCTATAATATCCACATCGTCAAAATCGTCAGTGTAAATTAGGTCAAATAGGTCATACACTTTATGACAATTAAACTTCACATTATCATGGGTCTTCAAAACTTCATCAGGGGACCGCGTGTCCTTAGCGGAATTGACGACAAGAACTTTTTTACCAATGACTTTCAAACGCTTAAGTCGTCTGATAAGTTCTGAAGTTTTACCAGAAAACATATTTCCCATAATAATTGACAAACCCATCTCGCTGATTAATATAATATTGTATTTTTTATATGGGTGATCTCCACAGAGCTGTATATAATGGTCACACGGGCTATTACAATCCCAAGACAGGGCGCGTCAGATTTGGGAAATGTGTATATTCTGATATTGCTACAGCTATAAAATATCTCAAGAATAATTAAGATGACCCTCACTGATGCTCAAATTGCTCGAAAAGTTGGGAAACTGCGTAGAACAGAAGGTCAAATCTATGCACCCCTCAAATACTTCAGGGGGCTTGAAACTCTCAAGGAGGTTGAAACTCGTTACAAGAAGATGCTCAAGAGGGACTACACCAAGTTCCGAACAGACGAAGGAAGAAAGACGAAGACTTCCTCCTACACCCAAAAGTTCCGGAAAAGGTATCCAGGTGTTAAGTCGTTGCCAGATATTGCGAAGGCTACTGGCATTCCTCTGAGAACTGTCCAAAAAATCTACAATAGGGGACTCGCTGCGTGGAGAACCGGGCATCGTCCAGGAGCCTCTCCACAAGCGTGGGGGTACGCGAGGGTGCATAGTTTCGCCACTAAGGGGAAGACGTACTACACTGCTGATAAAGATCTTAGATAAATTACATTTTATTAAAAGCTTCTATCATCCGATTGATTCTTATTTTTGCCTGACTGTTCAAGCCTTGATTCATCGCTTTCCTTGCCTCGAACAGTTTTAGCTCCGCATCTGCTATATCCTTAGAAGGGATCGTCATTTTTACGACCATCCAGTTAGGAACTATCATAATTCCCTTTATTTGATGAGTGTCTCTCGTTTTGAAATTAATGAAGAGATGAATTCCGTCACGTGCGCCCACAGCTTCTGCACTTGTGCCCTTATACATTTCGGCGTACCGAACACCATCAAAAATGAATTCTGTCGAAGCACCTTTCTTAATCTCAATATCAGTTCCATCTGGATGTTCAGCATCCTTATACCTTGCGTCGATATACATCCACTCAAGTATTTCGGAAATCTCCGCTTCATAAGCGCATTTTTTTAACAGAACTTTTGAATTCTCAATTTTGTGAATACCCTTCAGAATAGAAGTCCGTAGTTTATCATCACCAACCCAATCATATATTTTGGTGTGCTTGTACGTCAGCTCCATATTACTTAAAAAACTAAGAATATATGGAAGACTTAGGTAGTGATTTTCATAATCAGTCAGCGTCGTCAGATTCAGATTCAGAATTCAACCATTGCTCTTGAGATGGAAAATATCGGTTGTATCCAATATATGACCCAACAATTTCTTCGATCGTGTAATGGGGGAATCTTTTGTAAATCTCCTTTCTATATTTAGGATCAATTTGATAGGGTCCGAACTTACACGTTTTAGGGGACGGTACGCTATCGAGATATTTTTGATCAGGTTTCCATTCTCCGATAATCATTTTACTAAGTAGTAGAGCTATATCTTTATATTTATGAAATCAGAATCCTGATAATACCATACATATAAACCCAACTGAGGCTGATAAGGATCTGATTTAAAGACTTGTAAAGTATCATTATTTTTTTATATCTGCGTTAAATACAAGATGGTTCATTTGGAGCGAATACATGAAGAAATACGCGTTCTAAATATAAAAGACGAAACTTTACTCTCGTATCGTGTTTTTGTAAACTTTTCCAATAGAATGGATTTGTTACATGGAATTGAGTTGGGTGTTTTACCTGATCGTAAGAAGCTTACAGAAGAGGAAGTAGAAGAAAAAAATTACCTTGATACGTATTTCAAAACCCTGAAAGAATTATTTCCCCACTTGTACGAGAAGTGGTACAGAAGATCAATTTAAAGATTATCGTGTACTATACACTATGGATACCAAACAGGTTAGGGATGAGGGTTTGGACAAGTTTTATACTAAACCAGAGATTGTTAAAATGTGCATATCTCGGATAAAAGATTGGAGTGTTTGGGACTTGGTCATAGAGCCAAGTGCGGGTAGTGGTAATTTCTTTGAACAAATACCAAATACAAATAAGTATGGATTGGATATCAAACCGGAATGTGATACTATTCATAAGATGGATTTCTTTGAGTATACTCCACCTATTTCGGGTAAAATGTTAGTCATAGGTAATCCCCCATTCGGTAAGAACTCGACGTTGGCAGTAAAGTTTTTCAACCACGCAGCGCAGTGGGCGGAATGTATAGCCTTTGTAATTCCAAGAACTTTTCGCAGAGTAAGTATTCAAAATCAATTAGATTTATCATTTCATCTTGTACATGACGAAGATATACCAATTAAACCGTGTTCTTTTGTACCAAATATGTCTGTGAAATGTTGTTTTCAGGTATGGGAAAAGCAAGATACAAAGAGGGAATGTGTACAATTACCAACAACGCACGCAGATTGGGATTTTCTACCTTTTGGACCGAAGGATGATAAAAATCAACCAACTCCACCCGATGGTGCTGATTTTGCACTTCTTGCGTATGGTGGTAAATGTGGGAGAATAGAAACTACTGGTTTAGAAAAACTCCGACCGAAGAGTTGGCATTGGATAAAATCTAATATAAACGTGGATACATTAAAACAACGTTTTGAAACACTTGACTATTCTATAAGTGAGGATACAGCTCGTCAAAACTCAATTGGTAAATCGGATTTAGTATATCTGTATTCTAATAAGTTTTTCCATAATTTATCACCATAGGTGGGTCTTAGAGCATATTCATAATCGGTGTTTTTCATTATGTTATCCATGGTTATTTGACCCATTTTTGCAATCGTTCCATGTGCGTAGGATCCATATTTTTCTAACAAATCTATCATATCTGATTTTTTTATTAGAAAAACAAACAACTCACCATCATTTTCTATAGTAGTCCAATCCAAATAGTAAGCTGTTAATATATAGTACGTAATAGTATGTGATGGACGGATTTGTACATAATTGAATTTGGTTCTATTTTGTCCACCCAAAGACGCTTTTACTTCTGCATATTCTCCATTATATTTAACATCCCCACAACATTCAGAAGCATTTACTTTACACATACCTCCTTTATGTCTAATATATTTTTCAATCAGGGGTCCAGTTTGTTGTCCAGATAAACGATTTACAAGACAATACTTATGTGTACTCTTTAAAGTCTGACATTTAAATATTTCAGATTCGTGATCTACGTTTTTTGTGTTCAGAATATTTAAAAGTAATGGACATGTCATGTTACCTAAGTAAGTATTTAAAGTTTTATGTTACTTAGTAATAAAATGCCTCCTTTAAGGAACATACTTAGGCGTCCAGTTTTTGATCTCTATTCATCCGATGATGAAGAGATACCTCGTATTTCATGGGAAGATTACTTTATGAAGGCTGCAGATCTCGCCGCGGTTAGATCTCCTTGTGAGAGACTCAAAGTTGGGTGCGTTCTCGTTAAGAATAACAGGCTCATAAGTATGGGTTACAATGGATTTTTAAGTGGTTGTGTACATACTTCAATTGTGAGGGATGGACATGAACAAGCTACGATTCATGCCGAGATTAATGCCATCACCGATGCAGCGAAGAGGGGTGTCTCCATCGATGGTGCCGAAGTGTATATTACACACTATCCATGCCTAAATTGTTACAAGGCACTGGCGAGTAGTGGTATAAAAAAGATTTATTACAAACATGATTACAAAAATAACAGAATCATACATGAGTTAGGATACGGGATAGCTATTACTAAGCTAACTTCCTCTTAATTTCCTTGGTAAATGTGACAATACAGATAGCAAAACTAAATAGATTAACAAATGCTTGCGCACTCATAATATGAAGTCTCATCCAAAAGTTTTCATATTGTGTGTAATACCAATACAAAAAAGAGAGGAGAGTTACATACCACACTCTAATTATTACGTTTGAAGTCATGTATAGACGTCTAAATAACCAGTGCCCTTTGGATATTCGCTTTAAAAGTAGGAGAGTTGTGTCAATTTCAATAAGACCCCCTATAGCTACGATACGAGAATCCCAAGGTCTAAAAAGAGGATACATCAGAAAGGATAAAACAACGAGATGATGGAACTTAATGAGTTTGTGATAAGATGTCAAAACATGAGGACGACGATGTATCCATATTAGATCAAATAACATGTGTACCGTGAAGGCATGTGTGAGAAATAGAGGATAGACTGTGTAGTGAAATACCACTTCTGCTATAGACAGAATAGAGAAAGGAATTAGAAACCCGAGGGTTACAACATCATGAATAAACGATTCCTTCATTATTAGTTCTATGTGTTAGATCTTTATAGCACTTTCACATCCAAATGGAAGTTTTTATCGAACTTCCCCAACTCAATCTTTCCATCATCAATGAGCGACTTAATTTCTTGACCAATCATTAGGTTATCGTTTAGAATAACGTCAAGTTTGGGATCTTCAGGGAGTTTGGGCATGAACATCATGAAGGCGGTCATTTTCTGATCCATTGGCAGCTCACGATCTTGAAGAATTTGCTTAACGATATTGGGAATGTTATTTGGGTCCATTTTACCAATTAGCAGATGTATTTTTTAACCTCATTCTCTCCCTATTTTCTTCCTCATCATACTGATCGGGGTCGTACATTATTTTACTTGTATGTGTCATCTGTACAAGTTTTTCTACTGGTTTTAGGGTATCGGAAGGCTCATAAGGGATAGATGAGTGATGGAGACAAATGCGCACCTTTCCATCGGGGTTACGCTTATAACCAAAGGTATATTCAACATCTGAAATCTCACCCGTTGTGGCACATGTAAACTCATACGTACCCATGGCGTGGGCTACATCACCATGACAATCAATCTGATGATTATTAAATACAACCTTACTGAAACCCTTTTTGGCGTTGATAGCGAACCCCTGATCTTCTATGTATCCACTCACCACAGCATCATTACCAACAAAATAAGACATAGCATCATGAGCTGTAGGGCGGAACTGTTGTTTCGCGGCTTTAGTTGGTTTGAAGAGTACATTAGAATGATCGTACCCATACAATTCACCCGCACGCTCACCCGCGAGACTTACGTAATCTTCACCCGAGAGGAAGGAATCCGAAATATCCACAATTGATTGCGCCCAAAAGTTTTGCGCCGCGATGACATCATATTCGGATACGACATTCATAAGCTTCTCGGCTTCATTTAGCTGAGCAACTGGTTGACTAAGACTTACACGAGAGGATTTTGTAGGTTTACTAAAACCCCTGGCTGCGTTTACTTCTGTATCATATTGAGCGGGATCGTTAAATACTCGAGTTTTAACGTTACGTGTGAGATTAATACGTGCGAGGGAAAAGGACATATTATACATTCATTGTTCTTATTCTTTATTATCCTTATTCTTGTTTGGACGGATAGCCCACTTATTTTCCTTGTTGAACTTCTCGTAGTCAATCTCCTTAATTTTGAAGACATCCATTAGAAACTTCTTCAATGGGTGAGGCTTCTCATCCTCTTTGGGTCTCTCCTCCCGGCTTGCGAGTGCAGAGTCTCTGTTCTCTTTATCACTTGGGATTCGACGCCTCCCCTCACCTGGAGCTTCAGCGGGCTCAATGAAATCATTCTTCTTGGCTTGGGTGCGGATATTGGGTCGTATATGTAAAAGTCTTGTTAACATTTTACTATGGGCATACATTATCTTTAATAGTGTATAATTCCACCAGCTTCTAAAAGTGTTTTGGTCACTCCAATAGCGACAAGTCCAACTCCGATCTCTTTGTACTCCATCTTGAGTAGACGACCCGCGATGGTCATCGGCATAACCCACGAAGTGAGTTGGAAGAGACTGTAGTTGATTAAATCCTGATCAGGGAGAGCAGAACGGACTTTAACATTTCGTACGGGGCGACGAATAGCTTTGTTAGTTTTTGGTAAAGTAACACGTTTGTGTTGTACATGGATAGGTCTGACAAGAGTTAACATTTTACATAGTTTACGCTTCTTATCTTTATGTGATAAAATGTATTTTGGAGACCTAAGTCATTCCCAAACCAGTATAAAAGTATACACCTACAATCAACAACATGACGACCATGAACGCTGCTTCCATTGCTACCTACATTTCCAAGCTTGAGACCGAGAACATGCAGCTCGCTGCCAAGGTTGACACACTCGCCAAAGACGGGCTTGCTATTCGTCTCAAACTTATTCAGTATGAGCGCGAGTTTGACATTGACGACGAGGAATCCGTCTGCTCCAACGATCTTGGTCTATCTTACGACTCAGACGAGACTGACGATACTTACGTAGTTGACAATTCTTACGAATCCGACGACGAGGTATCATCTTATGCTTCTACTGAGCGAACGACTATGGATTCTGAAGATTTTGATGAATGCTACAACCACGAGCTTGTTCATGTCTTGGGAGCTCTCGCTTACCACGAGAAAGATATGCATAAGTCCAATGCTTACGCCAAGGCGGCTGATGCTATCTATGAGCTAAAGTTCAAGGTAGATGACGGTCACGAGCTTGCCATCGGTGATAAGAAAGTCCCTGGTATTGGCAAGAGCATCGCCAAACTTATTGACGAGTTCCTCGAGACTGGAAAGATCAAGAAGCTCGAGCAGCTCTCAGCGGTTGATGATACCCATGACGACTACGCTGATACCAATGAGGAGGTGGCTTATTACCTTGAGACCCTCGCCCAAGAGGAAACTGACGCATTTAAGGGGAAGGCTTATGTAAAGGCATCCAATGCTATTCGTGAACTTGACTTTGAGGTTACCCACGGTGATGAACTTGCTGATGGTCCTAAGAAGGTCCCTGGTATTGGTAAGGGTATTGCCAGAAAGATTGATCAGTTTCTTCAGAGTTGTTAGATCCACGTCGCAGGCTTTGATTTGAATTTCTTCTTTGGTTTACCACTGAGACGTGAAAGCAAATATACATAGAATAGTAATCCGTAACGGATCATTAACTTATTTTAATACAACAAAACAATTTACATGTCAAGCTCCTCCATACCTACTTCTCCGTGTTGCGTCTTCCAATCGGACAAGTCATTGTATATCTTTTCTGATGTGTCATATGTATTTCGTCCGTCTTCAATCATCATATCTCTTACACATTCAAACAGAACAGTTGTAAGTGCAAACTTATAAGCGAGAAAACCAACAAAAGTACAACCATAATCAAAATCAAAAGCAAAGGGGGCATTGTTCCAAGATACTTCAAATGCTGCAAGACTGATAGGTGCGAGAAACTCCTTTTGAAAAATAGACTTCTCAAAATTATCCACCCTCTCAGAAAGTAGAGAGACATAAGCGTAAGATGCTAGAGCCCCGAAGGCTACAGATACACCTTGGTCCGCACCTTGGGTAATGAAATAAGACGCAGATAGCGCAGACCCATATCCACAAGTACTCTTCTTTAGAGTTTTCTTGAGTTTGTTGTAATCATGAGTAGATGCCAGAATTGGAGTAGGTAGCGCGTAAGTGTAAGACATTTCTGAATATTTTACTCAACAAATCTTTATCTGAGTTATATCATAATGCCGTGCCAAAACTGTAAAAAAAAGAAATGTGGTATTACAATGACTTGTAAATATTGTAGTGGTGATTTCTGTATAAGTTGTTTACATTTAGAAAAACATAAGTGTCCAGGTATCGAAGATAAAATTAAAATGGATCGTGAAATATTGAGTAAAAAGATTCAATATGAAAGAGAACCCAAACACTTAAAGATTTAACTTGTAAGATGAATAGGGGACAAAGGTAAGTTTTTTTTGGGTCAAGGTAAGTGCTGGGATGTCCGAGTGGTCTAAGGAGGACGACTTAAGATCGTCTGTGCTATGCACGCGCGGGTTCGAACCCCGCTCCCAGCATCTATGGGCTTGTAGTGAAACGGATATCACTCTGGACTTCTAATCCAGCGTTCCGGGTTCGATTCCCGGCAAGTCTGAACTTAAAGTTTTAAATTAATAAAATAACATGCAAATACGTGTACTCGGATTGCTTCCGTACATAGTTCATTATCTACGTACGGAATCATTAATAGCTTATATTGTGATTAATAACGGAATATTATATCATATATTGTTACCAACAAGTTGGGTTGTTAAATGGTATGATATAATATGCAATGTCTACATGATGGCATTTGTAAATATTCAAGTCCAAAATATAGATGTCTTTACGTGGACTTGTTTCGCAGCTGGATGTTTTATATATAATTCTTTGTATATTAAACGAAAGTTTTTGAAGGGTGTTTTCCATATCGTGGGTGTTCAATTACCTCTATACAGAGCTTTGACACTTACTTCTTTTTAGTGGTCTTCTTCTTTGTAGACTTCTTTTCCTTTTTGATCATAATGGAAGGGCTGTGAAGCGCCTCAATACCACGGATCTTTTTACTTTTATTCTGAATAGCTTTTTGGAATTTCAGGTAATTATTCATTAGATTGTTACCTCCACCACGTGTATTAACCTGGTAGTTGTTGGGGGCGTAACCACCCTCGCTATCCCTCATGAAATACCCTCTCACAAGATCGTTAGCATTCTCATTAAGAGGTGTGAAGATTGGAATTCTTTTCCCCGAATTATTAACCCTGGTCATATTATAGTATATACTAATATTATAATGTGGTTTTTTGCTTTAGTCGCAGGAATTCCAATTATTGTGTACGGCGCTGCATGTTGGGGTTTGATTTATAACTTAAAAAGACGTCGTGATTTGGGTATCTCCCCAAGATGTTCCCAAAATGACTTAAAAGATATAGACTAAACTAAAATAGAATGCCTCTCGGTATCAAGAAACTCTCTTACGATGCTATTCTTCCAACTCGTGGTTCTGATGGTAGTGTTGGATACGATCTATACAGCAATGAAGACGCTATTGTTCCGTGTCAGGCAGGTAACGCTCTCGTTGGGACTGGATTAGCTGTGAGGATTCCAGATGGCTGTTATGGTCGCGTTGCTCCTCGTTCAGGATTGGCTGTTAAGCATTGTATTGATGTGGGTGCAGGTGTAATTGATCCAGATTATACCGGTGAAGTCAAGGTTGTTTTGTTCAATCGTGGGTTTGACAACTTTGAGATCAAGAAGGGTGATCGTATTGCTCAGTTAATTCTCGAGAGGTGTGAAACCCCTCACATTAAGGAAATTGGTCTCCTTGAGGAAACTCTAAGGGGATCAGATGGTTTTGGCTCTACGGGAAAATAAGAAAAACATTAATAAAATAAGAACGAGAAGTCCTAAGAGAGCATAAACTGTAAAAGTCGCAGATGTATCTGTAGTTCCCTCTCCCTCTTCCTCTTCCTCTTCCTCTTCCTCTTCCTCTTCCTCTTCCTCTTCCTCTTCGGGG